AAAATTTCATCAATTGACAATAAGGGGAATGTTAAAATATTTGAATCTATAACCGAAGCTGCCATATATTATAATGCTAACCCATCAGCAATAACTTCAGTATGTAAAGGAAAAAGAAAAAAACACAAAAATTTAATTTTTAAATATATTAATCATGATTAAAATAAAAAAAATAACAGACAGACAAGATGTTTATGACATTCAAGTTCCCGAAACATCTTGTTTTTACGCTAATAATATTTTAGTGCATAATTGTGAAATTTATCAATTCACAGATGAAAAAACCACGGCAATCTGTACTTTATCTTCAATGGTATTAAAGAACTTCGTACACGATGCACAATTTGATTTTGAAGAACTTTTTAATGAAACAAGAAAAGTAGTAAGAGCACTAAATAAAGTTGTTAATATCAACAATTACTCAACAAGTAAGGGTGAAAAGGGTGGTAAAGAACAAAGAGCAATAGCAATTGGAACTCAAGGATTGGCCGATGTATTCTATCTAATGGATTATGAATTCACTTCAGAAGAAGCAAAGAAATTAAACAAAGAAATATTTGAAACAATTTATTTTGCCGCAATAACTGAGAGTAACAAACTGGTTTATGATGGTGAATACCAAAAATATGATTTCTTTGAAGGTTCACCAATGTCGCAAGGTATATTCCAATTTGATATGTGGGGATTATCCGAATCTGATTTATCAGGAAGATGGGATTGGAATGATTTGAAAGAAAATGTTATGAAATATGGTATTTGTAATTCATTATTCACAGCACAGATGCCAGTTGCAAGTTCTGCTAAGATAACAGGTTCTTATGAAATGACCGAACCAGCACATTCAGCAATCTTCAATAGAAGAGTAGTTGGTGGTGAGATTATGATTGTAAACAAATATCTAATTGCTGACTTTGAGAAACTTGGAATTTGGGGAGAAGATTTGAAAAACGAGATTATCTTGAATGAAGGTTCAATTCAGAATATTAACTTCAACAATTATTTAGATAAGGAAGACAAGAAATACAACCAAAAGGTAAAAAGAATTGAACATTTGATTAAGAAATACAAGACCATTTGGGAAATTTCACAAAGAGAATTGATTGATATGGCAGCAGACAGAGCTCCATTTATTGATCAATCACAATCGATGAATATCTATATGGGTAACCCAACTTTATCTAAAGTAACATCGTCACACTTCCACGCTTGGCAAAAAGGGTTAAAAACACTTTGTTATTATGTTAGAACAAAGGCAATATCAACAGGTGCAAAACATTTGGCTATGGATATCTCAAAGATGGATAAACTTAGATATACACCACAACCACCTGTTATTACCCCAAATATAACAGAAAAACCAACTGATTCACCTTTTGAATGTTTTGGTTGTTCATCTTAAAATATAAATCACGACACCATGTCGTGATTTTTTGTTTTATGGTATTTATAGAAAAATTATTAAATGTATATTTATATTTATGGCTAATGGAACAACATATGGTATAAATTTTCCTTTTAGGGATTCTTATAAAGGAAATTATTTAAGTTTATCTCAGGATAGTGATGAGGAAGTTAGAAGTAATTTAATTCATCTTTTATTAACAAGAAAAGGTACAAGATATTATTTACCAAACTTTGGGACAAGATTATATGAGTATTTATTTGAACCAATGGATGGTCCAACTTTCTCCGATTTAGAAGCTGAGATAAGAGATTCTGTAAGTGAATATTTACCAGGAATTACTGTAACAAATATTACAATCACTCCGGCATCGGAAGGTGAGGAAGATAAAGGTTATTATGTTAATGAAAACGATGAAAGAACTTTTAGAGTTCCTGGTATAAGTCAAGCTGAGCACACTGCAAAAATTAAAATAGATTACTTAGTTACCGATTCTGCTTTTAACTCAAGTGATTTTGTAATTATTAATATTTAAAAAACATGGCAAATAAAAAAATATCATACACAACGAGGGATTTTCAGTCAATTAGAACTGAATTAATCAATTTTACTCGAACTTATTATCCTGACTTAATTGATAATTTTAATGATGCTTCAGTCTTTTCTGCTTTATTAGATTTAAATGCTGCGGTTTCAGATAATCTCCAATTTAATATTGATAGAAGTGTTCAAGAAACAGTATTACAATATGCACAACAAAGATCATCTATATTCAATATTGCAAGAACTTATGGATTGAAAATACCAGGTCAAAGACCATCAGTTGCCCTTGTTGATTTTTCTATAACAGTTCCAGCATTTGGTGATAAAGAAGATTTAAGATATTGTGGAATATTAAGAAGAGGAGCACAAATAAATGGTGCTGGACAAGTATTTGAAACAGTATATGATATTGATTTTGCTTCGGCAATAAATGCTGAGGGTTTTCCAAACAGATTAAAAATACCAAATTTTGATTCAAATAACAGACTTTTAAACTACACAATAGTAAAAAGAGAAACTGTTGTTAATGGTATCACAAAAGTATTTAAAAGGGTTATTACACCAAATGATGTGAAACCTTTCTTTGAATTATTTTTACCTGAAAGAAATGTATTGGGTGTGACAAGTGTATTGTTGAAAGATGGTACACAATATGCTAATATACCTTCAGTACAAGAATTTTTGGGATTAGATAATAGATGGTATGAAGTAAAAGCTTTGGCGGAAGAAAGAGTCTTTGTTGAAGACCCCACCAAAGTTGCGGACAATCCTGGTATTAAAGTTGGTAAATATATAACAGCATCAAGTAAGTTTATAACTGAATACACTCCTGAAGGGTTTCTTAAAATGACATTTGGTGGTGGTAGTCAATCAGCTGATGAACAATTAAGAGAATTTGCAAGAAATGGTTATAAGTTAGATTTATACAAATATTCTAATAATTTTGCATTAGGTAGTACATTGAAAGCTAATAGTACATTGTTTGTTCAATATAGAATAGGTGGAGGTACGGCTAGTAATTTGGGTGTAAATGTAATAAATCAAATTGGTACTGTTTCATTCTATATAAACGGTCCTTCAGATTCAGTTAATACGAGTGTTATTAATTCTTTATCTTGTAATAATGTTACTGCAGCAATAGGTGGGTCGGCTAACCCAACCACAGAAGAAGTTAGAAATCTTGTGTCATTTAATTTTGCGGCACAAAACAGAGCGGTAACAATAAATGACTACGAATCAATTATTAGAACGATGCCATCTCAGTTTGGCGCACCAGCAAAAGTTGCAATTACTGAAGAAAACAACAAAATTAAAATCAAAATACTTTCATATGATGAATCAGGTAATTTAACCGAGATAACATCGAATACCTTAAAAAGTAATGTTGCAAATTACCTTTCTAATTATAGAATGTTGAATGATTATATATCAATAGAATCTGCTAATGTTATTGATTTATCTTTTAATATAGATGTTGTTTTGGATAACAGTCAAAATCAAGGTGCTGTTATTGCTCAAATTGTTGACACTGTAAGTAATTATATGAGTCCTTCAAGTAGAAATATGGGGGAAAATGTTAATGTATCAGAGATAAGAAGATTAATACAATCTCAAAATGGTATTATTTCAGTATCAGATATACAGGTGTTTAATAAAGTTGGTGGACAATATTCATCATCACAAACATCACAAAGATATGTGAACAGTGATACAAAACAAATTGAATTAATTGATGATACAATTTTTGCAGAACCAAGTCAGACTTATCAAGTAAGATTTGCAAACAAAGACATTAATGTTAGGGTTAAGAATTTGTCCACAGTCAATTTCTCCTAATAATTTATTTCCACTGTAATTGGTTTATCTTTTTGTAAAAAGTCAAATAAAGTATTTATTTAAAAAGATAAATTAATGTCAAATATATATAGAATAAGAACCCAACTTGGGGTTGATAAGTCAATTAAGTTACTTTTAGATCAAGATTTTGAACAATTAGAAATATTATCTCTTAAAATTTTATCAAGTGAAATTTATAATAGGCAGTGTTCTGATTATGGTGTAATAGTAGGTAGAATTTCAGCCAACAATGGTTTTGGATTACCAAACTGTAAAGTATCTGTTTTTATTCCGCTATCATCTAACGATGAATTAAATCCTGTTATATCAACGTTATATCCCTATAAATCATTATCAGATGTAAACGAAGATGGTTATAGATATAATCTTTTACCATATACAAAATCTTATAGTGCTCACGTCCCAACGGGTAGTTTTCCTGATAGAGAAGACGCTTTAATTGATACAAATGTAATTGAAGTTTACGACAAATATTACAAGTTTACCACCCAAACAAATGAGAGTGGGGACTATATGTTATTTGGTGTTCCGTTAGGTTCACAAACAATTCATGTTGATGTTGATTTATCTGATATTGGTGAATTTTCTTTAGCCCCACAAGATTTAATACGACTTGGGATTGCGACCGAAGCTCAAGTTGCGGGTACAAAATTCAAGTCCTCATCTAATTTAGGCTCATTACCTCAAATTAGATGAGGACTTGAATTTTGTACCCGCAACTTGAGCTTCGGTCGCAATCCCAAGTCGTATTAAATCTTGTGGGGCTAAAGAAAATTCAAGTTGCG